GTTCTGGGAATGCAGAGCAGGATCTGGTGAAGAACAAAGGGGAAGGGGCCTCGCAAAGTATAGAGACGGCTCCCCGGTCGAGACCGCCCGTCCGCAGTTGAATCCCTCCCCGATTGAAAAATGAAATTTTTGGCACAGATAGGGTAGCTCCCGAAAACAACGAGCCTTGGTTGCTTCTGTGCCTTAAATGCAAGGCGATACCGAAAGGCAGGTGTACAAATGCATATAAGGCCAATTGCCGAGGTGATGCGAGATTCGAGTGGTCGTTCTTACTATCAAATTGAACGAGAGAAAAAACTCGATAAGGTGTTCGTTTGCAAGGAATGCGGGAGGGAATACACTCCGAGAAAGTATGTATTAGATGCAGGATTGAAAACTTATTCCAATCCCGGATATTGTTCGGCAGAGTGCAAACGAAGATGCACGAGTCGTTCGATACACAGGTCTCATAAAGAGCATAAAATCGGCGAAAACCATCGGGCAAGGGCGAGAAAATATGGCTGTGCTTATGACAGTTCAGTAACACTTCCGAAACTGATAAAGCGAGACGGCCTGCGGTGTGCCATCTGCGGAGAGATGTGCGATCCGAACGACCGCAGCTGGAACAAATACATGGGAGCAATGTCTCCCACGATTGACCATATCATTCCGATGGCAAAGGGTGGCGGACACACGTGGGACAACGTGCAAGTCGCTCATGCAATCTGCAACTCGTACAAATGCGACAATCTTAGTGAGGTTTGATGAATGGGAAAGGACAAGATCAAAACACTGGAGAAGGCAATCGCCGCCATGCAGGCGAAGATTGAGGAATCCATCCCCGTCTTCAAGACCGAACCCCTCGCTCAATGGGTCACGGTCGGAACCGGGCAGAAGATGATGAGACAGAACCCAGCCGTCGCGGAGTTCCGCGCACTGGTCAAGGATTACGCACAAGCGATCCGGGCCTATAAGGAACTTGCAGACGGAGAGCCTGCGGAGGTGAGTTCCCTCGAAGACCTCAGGGCCAAATTGTTCAAGGTCGCAAAATGATGGGCGTAACCATTCCAAGGGTCTACACTCCGCCTCTGAGGGAACTGACGGAGGAGACCTCGCTTGGGTTTGCGTGTGTCGCATATGCCAGAGAAGTCCTGAAGAAAAACTTATACCCGTGGCAGGAGTGGGCACTCATCCACATGATGGAGATCGTCGGAGAACTGGGAGGCGAATGGCATTTTCGCTTCAGGACAGTTCTCTTTTTGATTTCCCGGCAAAACGGCAAGACGGTTTTGTCTGAGGTGATCGCATCCTTCTTCCTCAACGTGCTCTGTGTTGACTCAGTGTTCGGAACGTCGCTGAGTCTGGACAAGGCCGAGGAGGTCTGGGAGGCGGTCGTGCAGGATCAGGAGAGCATCCCGTCACTCGCCTCAGAACTCCAGAGAGTCGGGCGGACGAATGGATCCAAAAAACTGGTCCTTACTGGCCTGCGTCAGTACAAGGTGGGAGCACCTACCAGAAGGGCAGGCCGTGGTGACTCGAATGATCTGGTCATGCTCGACGAGGTGCGTGAGCAGAGGGACTGGGAGACATGGTCTGCTGCCGTTGCCTCGACGGTCGCCAAACCGAACGGGATCGTCGTGTGCTTTTCGAACGCGGGTGATCCTGATTCGATCGTCCTGCGACAGCTTCGGGAGACAGCGATCCAAGCGATCGACGGCTCTCAGGCAGGGGACTTTGGCGGGAACGTCGACAGCAACACCCTCGCACTGTTCGAGTGGTCAGCTGAAGACGGAGCACCCACCGACGACATAGAGGCACTCGCACAGGCGAACCCCGCTCTGGGATATGGATATCTCACGGAGCGAGCACTCATGTCGAACCGAGCCACGTTCCCGGAGGCAAAATTCCGGTCAGAGTGTATGTGCCAGCAGGTGGCGACGATCCTTCCGCAGCCGTTCCCAGACGGCGCCTGGGATGGCGGCATCGACACGGCATCCGGCATCGCACCGGAGGCGCAGTTGTACTTTGGAATAGATATGTCAAACGACCGCCGGTGGACTTCCATTGGCGTTTGTGGTCTTAGGGAAGACGGGCAGTGGCACATCGAACTTGTGGCCCGACGGATCGGGACGGAATGGGCTATCGATTGGTTCCGGGCACGAGCGATGAAACAGAAGATGAAGCTCGCGTTCCAGGGGCGTGGCGCACCGGTTTCCGGTCTTGCAGAGCAGATCTGCACGATCGACGGGATCGAGCGCATCTCCATAGAGGGCTCTGAACTTCCGACCGGGTGGGGCAGATTCTGGGACGGAATTGCGGCGAGCGCACCCGTCGTTCCTGGCGAGACTCCAAGAGGCGGCGCCCGGATATACCATTTGCCGCAGCCGGTCATTGACGCCCCTGCAAGAACGATGCAGATCCGGCAGATGGGCGGAGGGGCCGAGGTCCCGGACCGCATGAAAAGCCCTGATGATATTGCACCGCTGTTCGCCTGCATTATGGCGTTTACAGCGGCGACGATGATAAGCAAAGAGAAAAGCAAAGTGTATGAATCCAGTTACGCAAACGGAAATACATTGATTTTTGTTTAAAAGTTAATAATTGGCTCAGATAGTGATTGCAACACGAAAGCGGTAATGCCTTGACCGTTTCTGAGCCATTTATTTTCAAGGCGATACGAAAGGCAGGTATCAATATGGGAACTGGCAGAAAATATGATTTTTCTGGGCAACACATAGGCTATTTAACTTGTATTGAGCCAGTCATGACGAAATATAAAAACGTGACAGGGTGGAGATGTATATGTGATTGCGGTAATGAGTGCGTGAAAACCACTCAGCAACTAGCGTCTGTTTTAATGGGTGAGCATAGCACAATATCGTGCGGATGCAATAGAAACAGAGGGGCGGATTTAACCGGAATTCGCTTCGGAAGGCTGACCGCAGTCAAGAGAACAAACGCCCACGGCAATGCAATGTGGTTTTGCGAGTGTGACTGTGGAGCAACATGCGCCACGTATGCCACATATTTACTCAGCGGGAAAAAGAAAAGTTGCGGATGCCTCGAAGAGGAAAACAGACGGACAATATGGAAATATTCTCACGGGGGCAGAGCCGCCAGATACGGCGATAGGTCGAGAAGGCTCAATGAACGACTTTATAACGTTTGGAACGGAATGAAGTCGAGGTGCTACAACCAAAATACAGCCTGCTACAAGAATTATGGCGGCAGGGGCATAACGGTTTGCGAAGAGTGGAAGCACGACTTCCCCGCCTTCCAGAAATGGGCAACTGAAAATGGCTACGATGCAAATGCGCCGTATGGCGAATGCACGATAGACAGAATTGATGTCAATGGGAATTATGAGCCATCAAATTGCAGATGGGTCAGTATGGATGTTCAGCGCGAAAATAAGCGCTGACGTTTTAAGTAAAACAAAAATAGGAGGGCGTGATAATGCCAAAGATAACACAGCGCTTGCGTGACCTCTTTGGGCACACGACCATCCACGTTAGCTTGGTGCCGGAGGAGAATCCGCATGTGGATGGGTTAAGCGCACGGCAGCTTTATGCGACACAAGCCAATCTGCACGCGGTTGTGTCGTTTCTGGCTGACTCCGTTTCGCAATTGCCGCTGAAGGTGTACAGACGGAACGCTGAATTTGATCGTCAGCGCGACCGTGACAGCACGGCGGCGAGACTGCTGTACAGACCGAACGCAGACCAGACCGCTTATGAGTTTTGGAATGCGGTTATGACGGAGCTGCTGCTTATGGGCGTCTCGACCATCTGGCTGCTGCCGGACGTGAACAGTCAGAGCGGCTATCAGATTCGTCTGATCCCGAAAGAGTGGATTATGGATTCGGAGTGCAAAACAAATTACGCGCCGGACATGATCCGCGTGACGGCGGGCACCTCAGGCGATATCATCGAGATCCCACGCACAGAGTTCGTGCAGTTCAAATTGTATTCACCGGGGAACCCTGGCGGTTATCAGTCGCCGCTTGCAGCGCTCAGACAGACGCTCATGGAACAGATGCAGGCGGATAAATTCCGGACGGAAATCTGGACGTCTTCCGGGCGGTTTAATGCATATCTGACGCGCCCGGCAAACGTTCAGCCATGGACAGACGAACAGCGCAAGGCATTTGTGACAGCATTCCGGGAAGGCTGGGGCAAAGGCGGTAGCAATTCCGGCAAGATACCCCTGCTGGAGGATGGCATGGAGCTTAAGCCGTACCAGTTCAATGCGCAGCAGGCTCAGTACGCGGAGACCAAGCAGTTGTCCCGTGAGGATGTGGCGGCGGCTTATCACATCAATCCGGCGCTGATCTGGCACACAGGAGGACGGACAACGCAGACATACGCGAGTGCCAAGGACAACGCCAGGGCGCTTTATGCTGACTGTCTCGGTCCCACGCTGCAGATGCTTCAGCAGAGGATTAACGCTTTTCTGCTTCCGATGGTCGGAGCTGATCCCGATACTTATGTCGAGTTCGATCTGACCGAGAAACTGAAGGGCTCCTTCGAGGAACGTGCGTCTATCCTGCAGGCATCGGTTGGCGGTCCCTGGATGACCAGGAACGAGGCAAGAGCAGACAACAACCTGCCGCCGGTCGACGGAGGAGACGAGCTGATCGTGCCGCTTAACGTGGTAGAAGGCGGCCAGGCATCTCCGCAGGATACGCATATGGACGCGAACAGCGCCATGATCGAAGCAAAGATGATCATCCCCTCGCACCGGAAGGACGGACAGAGTATCCGTATCAAAGGCAAGTCTGATGAGAATGAGGATACTGATGTCGCGGAAGTGCTGAAGAAATTCTTCAGGCGGCAGGCTGGGTCTGTGCTCCCCAAGATCGGCGCTAAGGCCGAATGGTGGGATGCGGACCGATGGGACGCAGAACTTGCAGAAGATCTGCAGCCGATCATCGAGCGGATCGCTGATAAGCACGGGATAGCCGCGGCGGATGTCCTGGGGACGGAATATGGCCGTGAGTTGACCAGGGCTTATCTCAAGAAGCTCGTGGAAGGCCGGGCACACGCCATTAACATTTCAACGCTCGAGAAGCTCGAGGCCGCACTGGAAGATGCTGAGGCGGAGCCGGCAGAAGTGTTCAAGAAGCGAGAAGAAAACGACTCGAAAACATTTGGCCAGTCCCTGGCGACGGTGATCGCCGGATGGGCGATCATGGAGGCCGTCCATCAGGCGCAGGACCACGGCTTCGACAGGAAGGTCGAGAAAGAATGGGTTACCGGTCCGAACAGCCGGCCGTCTCACGCGGCCATGAACGGCCAGCGCGTGGGAATCGACGACACTTTCAGCAACGGCGCAAGATGGCCAGGAGACGATAACCTATCGCCGGATGAGTCCTGCGGGTGCAACTGCTCGACGGAAGTAATTATCACGGAGGCATAATCATGAACCATAAATACAAAGAATTTGCCATGCAGAAATCTGCAGACGAAAAAGACGCCGGTACGATCTCCGGCTATTTTTCCACATATGACCGAGAGCCGGACAGCTACGGCGACATCATCGCTCCCGGAGCATTTACCGAGACGATCAAAAACAGGGAAGCATCTGGTCACCCGTTCCCGCTTTGCTGGAACCACGACCTCAATCAGATCATCGGCAAGGTTGACGCCATTGAAGACACCGAAAAAGGCCCGCTTATGACAGCGAGCTTTTTTGATTCTCCGCTTGCGCAGGAAAAGCGCGAGATCGTCAAGAGCGGCGTGGTGTACCAGTTCAGTTTCGCCTATGACGTCCTGGCGTGGCAGAGACCGACTGAAGAAGAAGAAAAAGCCGGCATCGCAAATGTTCTTACGAAGCTTGACCTTTTTGAGGTCAGCATCGTACCGATCCCGGCCAATCAGAACGCAGTCATGACGGACATCAAGTCCGGCAGGCGCAACAAGAAAACAGACGAAGAAAAAATCAGACAGATCATTTCCCTCGCTAACCAGCTGCTGGATGACGAGGTTGATGATGCAGACGATCCGGATGACGGAAAGGACGATGCGAAGGCCAACACGGCGGTGGAGGAGCCTGAGCAGAGCAATCCGGCAAAAGATAATCTGCTGACCTATATCAAGAATATGGAGGGCTAACTATATGAGTCTGAAAGAAGAACTCCAGTCCAAGAAGGACGCACTCGTCGCTCTGAAGGAGCGCATCGAGGCAAACGACGCCGAGGCTATCGCGGAAGGCGAGAAGCTGCAGGCGGAAATCGAAACCAAAACAGCCGAGATCAAGCAGGCGGAAAAGAAAGCGGCTCTGCTGAACATCATCGGCACCGAAGAAAAGGATGGTGATCCCATGTCTGAGAACAAGAATGCCCGTACGCTGGGCGAACATTTTGTAAAACACATGCCGCAGACGCACGAGAAGCGCTTCAGCATTGCAGCGCCGGAATTTAAGGCAAACACTGATCCGATGGCAATCGGTACTATCGCATCTCCGCAGGTCCCGCGCGCGCTGGTCACTGACATTGACCGCAATATCGTCCCGGAAGTTCTCGCTGAGACTTATCTGCGCGGACTGTTCGGTTCCGAGACGATCAGCGGCAACGCGCTGACCTTCTTCAAGGAGGGTGCTATCGAGGTCGCGGCAGGCGGTTCTCCGTACGGCTTCGATACCGTAACTGAGGGAAGCGCAAAACCGCAGGTTTCTTTCGCTGATCCGACCGCTGTCACCGTCGCGCTGACGAAAATCGCGGCCTTCATCAAAGAAACCAATGAGTACATCGACGACGCGCCGTTCCTTGCATCCGCCATCAATGGCCGCCTGCTGAACTATCTGAGACTGAGAGAAGAGGCGTTCCTGCTGGCCGAACTGGCCGGTACCTCCGGCATTCAGGCCGACACCACGAGCTGGACAAACGGCGATATGGCGGACGCTCAGGCAATCGCCGACATTATCTTTGCGAAGATGATGGCGGTACAGCAGCAGTCCGGTTTCGCCGCTGATGCGATCATCATGAATCCGGCAGTATGGCAGACACTTCGTCTTGGCAAGCTCAGCGCAACCAACGCTTACATCGGCGGCGGATACTTCGCAGACGGTCAGGGCAAACAGCTTTGGGGCGTACCGGTCTATCTGTCCACGTTCGTTGACGCTCCGGTTTCCGGTTCCGCGAAGGGTGACATCTGGGTTGGCTCCTTCAAGGCCTGCGGTTCTGTCGTCAGCAAAGGCGGCGTAAGTGTTGAGGCTACCAACAGCGATCAGGATGATTTCATCAAGAACAAGATGACCATCCGTGCCGAGGAAAGACTGGCACTCGCTGTCAGACGCCCGGCAGGCTTCTGCAAGATCACGAAGGCGGCTTCTTAATTGATGAGGGCTTCGGCCCTCCCGCTCGAAAGGCGGTGAGACTATGTTGAAGAACTACGAATGGAAGGGCTTACAGTGGCAGTACGAGGAAGGCGAACAGCCCGAGGGCGCCATTGAAGTTAAAAAGGCGGGTACACCGCCTGTTAAATCCGCAGAGCCCGAAAACAAGGCAAAGAAACCGGCAAACAAAAGCAAGGCGGTGGTTAAGAAATGAGCTTGCTGACAAATTGGGGATATGAACTGACGGAGGCCGAGCAGCTTCCCGACATGCTGAGTATCTCCGACTTCAACATGTTCACGGCGAACAGATACGCCGGTGATGTGCGGACGGCGGGCAACATCAGCGCCGCATGTTCTGCGATCAGAAACTATGTCGGATGGCATCTGTATCCATCTGCCGCCTGCAAAGTAAAACTACTGATGAATGACCGCCGCGTGACCGTAGTCGGGCCGGATCTGCTGGTTCAGCTGCCGGCCAAGTTTGTGACGGGCGTGACCGCCGTGACGATCAACGGGGTGGCACACACCGATTACAGCTTTGAGACGAACGGCATCATGCGCATCTACAATGTCTCGTTCGTAGGCATTAAGCGCTATACGCCGGT